GCTCATTGGTGTTCGCGGTTCCCCCATCGGGGTAATGCCCAAGGTTTGGTGGACAGCAATGTGGCCGTGTACAACATCACCAAGTTCGGCAGTGAGGCTCGGCGGACCTTTTCACGTCTTTGCAATCTACCTTCGTTCAACGCTCAATTCACCAATAAGTATCCGACTGTTCACGAAATCTTGAAGTCTTTTGAAGACGACAAGAACATTCGCTCTCGGGCATTTGGATTACGGTTTGCCATCAGCCGGGACAATTTCCGTGGGGACTATATTGTCCACTACAAATCTGATCCCGTTGCTTATGGTAACCTGACCAAGGGTGAATTGATCATGTCCAAGGGGTATCAATACCTCAAAGAACAATTCCAGGAGTACGGTTTCAATGTCGTCGCCTAATATGTACGATTTCTCTCTGGCCAACACCTTCGGGCTTAACGTCCCAAAGGGTGAGATTGGTCTGGAGATCGAAGTCGAAGGCCAGCGTCTTCCTGGCGTCATTAATGCTAGGGGTGAAATCCCCGCAGCACTGGACAAAACGTGGACCCTCCATGCTGATAACTCTCTTCGCAATTTTGAGGAGGGTGATCAATCTATCGAGTATGTCTTAGCTAAGCCGTTGGGTCGTGGTGACTTTGTAGCAGCCCTGGCTCAATTCGAAGACAAGTGGCGTCTGGCTGAGGCGGTTGCCTATAACACCTATCGGACCTCTGTCCACGTCCACTTGAATGTGGCGGACTGGCCTTGGCGCAATGTCTGGTCGTTCCTGACGGCTTACTTCATTCTCGAAGAAGCCTTGGTGTCCTTTGCTGATGGCGGGACTAAAGCTCGTATCGCCAACAAATTCTGTCTGCGTGCATCGGACTCGGATGCGATCATCACCACTCTGACTGGCCTGGGTCGTCGTGGCTTCAGTAGTCCTGGCTTCTCTGCTCGTGATCTGAAGTATGGTGCAGTGAACATTGCTGCCCTCCAGGTCTACGGCTCCCTGGAATTCCGTTCCCTTCGGGGTACGGTGGACACCGAATTGATCAAGACGTGGACGAACATCCTTCTGGCTGTGAAAGACTATGCCAGTAAGTATGACACGCCTACGGACATCATTACCGAGTTCTCGGAACTGAGCCCGATGGTGTGGGCTGAGCGTGTTCTGGGTCGCGACTTCCTTCGGTTACTCCAACAAGCACAGCCGAACATCGAACAGACCCTGGTCTTCGGTGTCCGCACCGCTCAGGAAGTAGCCTATTCGTGTGAATGGGAAAAGTTCGTAAAGCCGGAGGCTAAGACGAAGCCGAAGACCTTTCGTGAAGAAAATGAATTCGAGGACGCCCTCGATCGGTACATTGCACCGTTACGTGGTGGTGGCGTAGAGGGTGCTGTTAATCAAATCTTACGTCAGAGGAATGAAGCCCCCACCCGATTTCGTATCAACACCACAACCACAACGAATTACGGCGTCCGCATTTAATTGGAGTCCATTTGAGTATGGCAATCAAACTGTACAGCAGCCGACCGAGCAACGGCGCAACAGCCTTAGTCAACGCGCTTGGGATCAAGAAATTGCGCGTCTCCGACAGCAATTGGAGGCCGCGCGTAGGCGATAAGGTGATCAATTGGGGGTGCAGCCGTATTCCCGATTTCGAGCCTGCAACCGTAATCAACAAACCACAATTTATTGGTATCGCCGCCAATAAACTCGATTTCTTTGAGTATGCATTTGGTCCCGAAAGTCCGGCCATCGAGCTTCCACGGTTTCCCGAGTGGACAACGGATCAAGCTGTGGCCGCTACGTGGTTTGACCAGAGGGATGCCAAGGTTATTTGTCGAACCCTCTTGACAAGTCACTCAGGAAATGGTATAATTGTAGCAGAGTCGGAGAACGAACTTGTCCGAGCCCCTCTTTACACCCGATATGTTAAGAAATCGGCTGAGTACCGTGTACACATCGTTCGGGGCCGTGTTATTGACGTACAACGGAAAATCCGAGACCCTGAACGTGAGCCAACAGACTGGCGTGTTAGGTCACATGCCAATGGGTTTATCTTCGTTCGCAACGATGTTGAATTACCTGCTGATGCGGAAACCCAAGCTCTCCGTGCGTTCCGAGCCAGCGGACTAGATTTCGGGGCCGTGGACGTTATCTGGAATCAACCCGAACAAAGGGCTTACGTCTTGGAAATCAACACAGCTCCAGGCCTGACTGGCACGACTGTGGACAACTATGCTCGTGCGTTTAGGGAGAACTTCTTTTGATCTGGTTTTTGATAGCTTACATTTTGATCGGATTTGTAATTTGTATTTATCAGATCAGAAATTGGATTACAGACCCTATTGAGAGTCTGGGTTTGTTGATTGCATGGCCCCTCTTTATCATTATGTGGCTATGGGTTCAGTTTCATGAATGGGTGTCAAACCTGTGAGTGGTGCCACCCCCTGCTACATCTGTGGCTCCCCGATGACTGACGTAAGTCTGGACGCTCGGGACATGAAGACTAAGCCGTGTTCGCACTGCCTGAGCATCATTGCCGAGTGCGCACACGAGCAGGAAGACGATGACTTCGTGGCGTACATCCTGGATGATGAGGACGCCTATCAACAAGAATTCCGAGAGGAACGAGACTATTACGAAGGTTAGTACAGTCTGGGCCACTCCGGAGGGCGATAAACTGGTCGCCCTTATGGCCCGAGTAAGCAATCCCAACGCAACCCTGGATGACCCGTCTGAGCGGCTTATCAGTTATCTGATCCGTCATCAGCATTGGTCACCCTTTGAAATGGTGAACCTCTGTGTTGAAATTGAGTGTCCAAGAGATATCTCCAGACAAATACTCCGACATAAGTCGTTCTCTTTCCAAGAGTTTTCTGGAAGGTACGCTGTATTCAGTGAGCTTCTTGCGTATAGGGAACCTAGGCTTCAGGATCGAACAAATCGGCAAAACTCGCTTCCTTGTGCGGACGAGAAACTACGAAGACGCTGGGATGCGCTCGTGGAAATGGTTCGACGTACATGTTTCGCGGCTTATGATACCGCTATTCAACTCGGTATTGCGCGGGAAGTGGCTAGAGTTCTTTTACCCGAGGGCCTAGTTCCCACCAAGATGTACATGAACGGTACTGTACGCTCTTGGATTCACTACATCAATATTCGTACCGGCCCTGAAACACAGAAAGAACACCGAGATGTGGCCCTGGCAATCAAAGCCGAATTCGTTGCAGCCTTCCCCCGAATCTCCGCCGCCGTCGGTTACCGTGAAGCCTCCTGAACCAAAAATCGGTGATCTACGTATTCGTCAAACAGATTCGAATTTCTTCTTTGTAGAAGAATATAAACTTAGCAATTATTCCTGGGATACTAAACAGATTCCCCGATGGGAACACATCTATATCTATAAAGAATCTGGTCAAATCCATCGGGCTTATGCTGATGATCATGACCAATGCAATCATCGGTATACTAATCTTGAAGACGCTAAGAAAGCTTTGAAACGCCGTTCAGATGTAATTTACACTGAACGATATCGTCAAGAAAACTACATCAACGTCTACTACCCGACTGAGTTCAAGAAGGAAAAGTTCAACGAACCGAAGTAACTTTATTCGTCACATTCCTTGTGATGATTGTGGCTCGTCAGACGGCAACAGCTTGTATTCTGACGGGCACACACACTGTTTTGTATGTGAACAAACAACTTTCCCAGATCAAGAGGAAGGAAGAACCATAACCAAAGATATCAGGCCCGTCCCCCACGACTTCAAGGCCATTCCTGAACGGAAGATCACGGCCGAAACAGCCAAGCGCTATGGGGTGACTACATCGGACACTGGCCACGTTTATCCCTATTACGACTCTGATAACGTACACATTGGTAATAAAATCCGAAACTTCCCTAAGGAGTTCTCTTTCGAGGGTGTCTTCTCAGAGGCTGGTGTTTTTGGACGACAAGCTTTTCCCCCTGGTAGTGGACGAGCAATCACAATTACAGAGGGTGAGCTAGACGCTCTTTCAGTCTATGAGTTGTTTGGACGGCGTTACCCTGCTGTCAGTATCAAAAGCGCGACTACGGCTGCTAAGGACGTTGCTAAAGATTTCGAGTACCTGAACAGCTTCGAACGCATCTATATCTGCTTCGACAAGGACGAGGCTAAGGTCAATCCGAAGACGGGAGAAATCCGCTATCCAGGTCAGGAGGCTGCTCTTGAAGTGGCCGGTATGTTCCCTATTGGTAAGGTCCACATCGTCACCCTACGGGACCACAAGGACGCCTCAGATTACCTCGTAGCGGGCAAGGTTGATCAGTTCCGGGACGAGTGGTTCAAGTCACCTGCATACACCCCCACGGGCCTTAAAAGGGGCTCTACGATGTGGGAAGAGATTAGCGCCCCAAAGAACTATGAGACTGTGCTGTACCCTTGGGAGGGTATGAACAAGCAGACCTATGGTATCCGTCTGTCTGAGCTTGTCGTCATCACCGCCAATACGGGTGATGGTAAGACCACAGTGTGTAAGGAGATCGAGCATTTTATCCTTGAGAACACACCTAAGGACCGAGGTCTTGGTCTTCTCCACCTTGAGGAACCCAACTCGGACACAGCTCTGGGCCTCATGTCGATTTCCGCCGATAAACCTCTACACCTACCCGACGTTAGAGAAGGTGTCTCACCAGAAGAACTGAGGAAGTATTATGATAGTACTGTCAATACTGATCGTATTGTTATCTGGGATCACTTTGGGTCTAATAGTATCCAAGAAGTTCTCAACAAAATTCGTCACATGCACAACCTCGGTTGCAAGTATATTGTGCTTGATCACCTCAGTATTGTTGTGTCTGATCAATCTGGAGACGAGCGTAAGCAACTAGACGAGATCACGACCAAGATCAAGACCCTTTGCATGGAACTGAATATCGCTGTTATTGCAGTGATCCATCAGAACCGTTCGGGTCAAATCAGGGGTACGGCTGGTGTTGAACAACTGGCCAACATCGTCCTGAAGTTGCATCGTGACAAGACTGATCCTGATGAGTGGCGACGTAACATCATCAAGGTGGTGGTAGAGAAGAACCGCTTCTGTGGTCGTACTGGTCCCGGATGCTATCTGTTCTACGATGAGTTCTCTGGTCGTCTTCGTGAGCTGACAAAAGAAGAGATTGCTAAATATGAGTCTGGAGAGAAAGGTACTGAGTCATGGTAATCAATATCCCCGAAGCTAGGCGTGAGGGGTCTAAGAAATCTACTGAAACCATCATTGCACCTAAGACTGAAACGTCCTTTGGCGGTCTGGCCCGACAACTGAATGATCCTACTTCTAGTGTAGGGCGACTTAACCGGACCAAGGAATGGCAAGAAGGGTTTGAGGCTAGCCGACGTGGCAAGACACGAAATCGCAATCCATACGGCTATCCGGCTACGGCTCCTGAGGCTGTAGAATGGCAAGATGGGTGGGAATGTAAGTTCTTTGGAGAGCAACCTTAATGTTCTATGAGTTTAATCAGAATAATAGCGGCGGTTCATTTCACTTCGATTATGATAAAGGCATTGCTGAATATGTCATTATTGAAGCCTTGTCTGCTGACATTGCCAACGTGAAGGCTGAAGAGATCGGCCTTTACTTTAATGGTTGTCAAGAAGGTTTTGATTGTGATTGTTGCGGCGATCGCTGGAGTAGTGCTTGGGAAGATGGTGATGAAGTCCCCTCCCTTTATGGGACCCCAGTAACTGAAGGTAAATTTTCTGTATGGGGTAAGAAAGGTAAAAGTGTCTGCATCCATTATATGGATGGTCATAAAGAGTGGTTCTAAACTAGAAAGCAAAGAGTGTATCTTAAGCACCAAGACTTAGCCCGCTATTGGGCAATCGACATCGAGACGGATGGTTTAAATGCGACGCGAATTTGGTGTATCATCCTACGAAATATTGCTACCGGGCACGTTGATATTATTGCTAGTCACGATGGTCGGGTTGGGGCTGCTTGGCTTTCTTGGCTGGCTTGTCATCCAGGTGTTATCCTGGTTGGCCACAATGCCCTAAGCTTCGATGTCCCGACACTCAACCGCCTTACGGGCAGCACTTTTAGTCTTGATTGTGTTGTGGATACCCTGGTTCTGTCTTACCTCTATGACCCCGCGATGGCTCGGCCAGAGGGTATTAAGGGAACGGCTGGGGCGCACAGTCTTGAGGCTTGGGGTCTCCGTCTACGACTCCCTAAGGGGGATTGGTCGGATTGGTCGCAGCTCTCTGATGAGATGCTGGAGTACTGTGAGCAAGACGTAAACATCGTAGTCACCCTGTTCCTTCGTCTTACTGAGCGTATGCGTAAGCGAGGATATTCTGAAAGGTCATGTAAACTTGAACACGACATCCGACACGTCATCGACAAGCAACAGCGAAACGGTTTCTACTTTGATATCCGAGCGGCTGAAAACCTGTACGAACAACTTAGAGAACGCGAACGGAATCTTGCAGTACCTATTCGTGAACTATTCCCAAGAACTCTCGAACCCGTCGCCAGTTATTCGTTCAGAACTCGCATGGATGGGAGTCCGTATTCTTCGTATGACAGACATGTTGGAAAATATCCACGAATCGATCATCGGCCAGACGGGACCTACACGGTCTTTGATTGGTCAGAATTCAACATCGGCTCCCCTAAACAGCGGATCGACAAGCTTTTAAGTCTCGGATTCAAGCCTACCAAGTTTACCAAGAAGGGTAATCCACAGGTCGACGAAGAAACCCTGATCGAATTCGCTAAGGAAAGCGGAGTTGAACAGGTCCAGATGATCGCTGATTGGCTCGTCCTGAATGGTCGGGCTAACATGATCAATACGTGGATGAACGCTGTCGACATCTTTGACAGTCGGATGCACGGACGAGTCATGTCCTGTGGAGCCGGTAGTCGTCGGATGACCCACAACAGCCCTAACACAGCTAACATCCCCAGTAACGAGGCTAAGTATGGTCACGAGTGTCGAAGTTTATGGACAGTACAAGACGTAATTAACGATTGTCTCGTGGGATATGATGCAAAGTCTGCACAAATGCGATGCTTTGCCCATTTTCTACCGGACCCTAATGCTGGTCGTAAGTACTGGGATCAGGAATTCTGCCCCGACCCACACCAGCTTAACGCCGACCTCATTGGTATCCTAAGACGACCTGTAAAGAACGTCTTCTATGCCAACATGTTTGGGGCCTATCCCCCGAAGCTAGCGACTACGGCAGGTTTCCAAGGGACTAAGAAAGAACAAGAAGCCTACGGAACCTGGATACGGGAGCAACTCTATGAAACTACACCCGGCCTACGTGAACTTACTGAGCAAGCGCAAGCGGAATTTGATGCTAACAACGGCTTCATGGAATGCATTGATGGCGGGTACGTTAGGTGTCCGGCAAAGAACGCGGCCCTTAACTACAAAATCCAACCCGCCGAAGCTGTGCTTATGAAGACAGCAGCGGTTTTTATTGACAAGCGCAGTATGGAGCGCGGTATTGAACAACTCAAAGTGGCCGACATCCATGATGAAGGACAACACCAAGTCCGTCGTAGACAAGCACAGGAGTTCGGAGAGCTTTGTGTCCAGGCCCTACGGGACGCCGGAGAAGACCTCAACCTTCGAGTCCCCTTTGACGGAGACTTCAAAATCGGAAACAGTTGGGCCGAAACCCACTAAACGTCAACGACGACTAAATGAACAAGAGCAATCTCGTTGGTCATATGGAAGTGGTCCAAACACTTTATGTGGTTATAAAGACATTTAGTTATTGACAAATAGCCCTAAATCTGGTATAATATAAGAGTACCAGGAAAGGTAAACGCCACCTTAGCTCAGATGATAGAGCAGCGCCTTTGTAACGCGCGGGTCGGGGGTTTGAGTCCCTCAGGTGGCACCAAGAAACCCCGAGTAAACCAGTATCGGAACTGGGTCGGCAAAGCCAAAATTAAAACGTCGATCTGTCCAACTCCGGTTGGCGATGAATGTCCTAAATAGGGTTGTATACTACGGTTGCAGCTTGTTCGGCGGCGAGGGATCAGATCACATTTTAACTCAAATGAGAAAGAGACCATATAAATATGGCAATGGTAAAAGGTATTGGTCAGTGGGTGAAGGTTCTTAACCCGGTCCCGACCTACGATAAGACTAAGACCGAATGGACGCTTGACCTGCTGGTTGACAAGGAAGCCAAGAAGTATCTGGCTGGCCTGGGCCTGGCAGCTAAGATCAAGACCAACAAGAACGGTGACGACTACATCAAGTTCAGCAAGAAGACCACCAAGGCTGACGGTTCGCCCAGTAAGGCCATCGAGGTTGTGGGTTCTGATGGCAAGCCGTGGACTGGCGGTCTGATTGGTAACGGCAGTACGCTGAACATCAAGTTCATGGTTGGTGACAACGGGCTTGGTGGTAAGAAGGTCAACCACTTCGACGTCCAGGTGTGGGAACACGTGGAGTACGAAGGTGGTGGCGGGGGTGAAGAGTTCCCCGTGAACGAGTCCGGCCAAGAGGCTTGGGACTAACAGAAAGGTGCTCCCGATCGGGACGGACTTGAGTGTCCGCCGAGAATGAGAGGATAAGCCACATACCGGGCCTCTCACCTTTCTCAATTCACATGAAAACACTTGACACACTAATCGATGACATTAACACGCTTCATACGCAAGGACATAAAGCTTCTGATGAGTCTGTTCAAGAACTCGCTGATGAAATGGCAGCAGCAGTCAAGCGGAGTCTGGAGCGGGCCTTCGAAACCGATCGAGGACCTACACTTCGGATGTCCAACATCGGAAAGCCTGCTAGGCAACTCTGGTACGAAACGCACAGCCCCCCCGAAGACAAAGAACAACTAACCGGAACGACTCTTCGCAAGTTCCTTATGGGTGATCTGTGGGAGTCGTTACTCCTATGGCTAGCCAAGGAAGCTGGTCACAAGGTAGAACAACATCAAGCTGAGGTAGAGATTGACGGTATTAAAGGTCACATCGATGCTGTGGTTGACGGGGTGGTTGTGGATGTTAAGTCTGCTAGCAAATTCGGCTTTGAGAAGTTCCGACGAGGTACGCTCCAGGACGACGACGCCTTTGGTTATTATGAACAGCTTAGTGGCTACAGTTCTGCTCTGGGTCTCGATGGTGCCTGGCTAGCGGTCAATAAGGAGACAGCAGCCCTAACCGTCCTACACGCCCCTAGGGAGGACCTACAGGCCTTAGACACGGCCGGGCGGATATCCTACCTGCGAGGGGCTTTAGCCTCTGAGACGCCTCCTGAGCGCTGTTACGAGCCTGTTCCGGATGGTAAGAGCGGAAACTTGAAACTCCCTGTTGGGTGTTCCTATTGTCCGTTTAAATTTAAGTGTTGGGCTGATGCCAATAGTGGCGCTGGTCCGCGAACCTTCTTGTACTCAAACGGTCCCACGTATTTAGTTCACGTAGAAAAAGAACCGAATGTGCAAGAAGCTTTTAGTAATAAGAAAGAGAATAATTGAACGTAGTCGAACTGCCCACCAAAGAGGCGGGACCTCAAAAGCAACTGTATGTGTTTGAACTGTATACGGATAACACAAATTCTACCTTTGAAACTCGTAAGCACTATGGCTTTATGAGTTACGGTGACTTCGTAGCTATTGTAGATGGCCCGAGTAAACCTGTGGCCATGTACCCGTATTCGCGTATTCGGTCTATCACGACTGAGCCTACTGCTGAAAACGACACCCTTAACTAAAATGAGAAGCGGATTCGAACGAACCGTTGCCGCTTTCTTAGACCGCAACAAGATCAAGTACCAGTACGAGCCGACCAAGTTGGACTACGTATTGGAACGTACTTATTGCCCAGACTTCCTGCTTCCCAATGGCATCTTTATTGAAGTCAAAGGGAAGTTGGATCAAGAGGCCAGATCAAAGATGCTTGCGGTTAAGAAGGCGCACCCTCTGCTGGACATCAGGTTTGTCTTTATGCGGGGAGAGAACAAATTAAGCAAAGGGTCTAAAATGACCTACATGCAGTGGGCCGATAAGAACGGTTTCCCTGCTGCCGATGGGGAGATTCCACTAGAATGGCTGAAGTAGTTTTTGTATTATTTGATCTAAATGACGGTAATTGTTTAGGTGTTTTTTCTGATGTTGATAAAGCTGAAGATTACCAAGATAGCATGATGGATAATTATCCGGAAACAGAAATTCAGGTGGTCCGAAACTTTGGCTAACGTAATCACCAAGCGTCCTCAAGTCCACCTCGTAATTCCGGATAGTCACGCCCACCCAGACTATCACAACCGTCGCTATGAGTGGCTTGCACACCTTATCAATGATATCAAGCCGGATGTGGTTGTTGATATCGGTGACTGGTTTGATATGGCTTCACTGTGCTCTTATGACAAGGGCACTAAGGGGTTTGAGGGTCGCCGGTACAAGAAGGACATTGAAGCGGGGTTAGATGCTCAAGACCGCCTTTACCACATTACTCGGAAAGCTAAAAAGAAACTCCCCCGGTTCGTCCGTACCCTCGGTAATCACGAACACCGTATCCATAAGGCAGTTGATCGAGACCCAGTTCTTGAGGGAACTATCGGCCTTACCGACCTTCAATCCAAGGAGTACGGATGGGAAGAATACCCCTTCCTCACCCCCGTACAAATTGATGGGGTTACGTATCAGCACTACTTCACCTCTGGAATCATGGGACGACCAATTAGCGGTGAGCGTCACGCTCAAACCCTTATCCTCAAGCAGCTCGCCTCCTGTACTCAAGGTCATTCGCATCTGTTTGATTACTG